CCGTTGAGCGGACTGAGTAAGTCGGGGGCCGGTTGCATCATCCATGCCGGTGGGGCCGGTGGCTTTACGCACATTGTTGCAGGTTGCGGCGATGCGCAGCCGTTTAGCACCAGAATCGATATCCCGACGCAAATCGTTAATGGTTTTTTTCGCATCGGACAATTCCTTCGTGTATTTAGCATCCAGTGCAGCGACATCACGCTGGCGGATCTGCATGTCTTTAATGGTGGCGTTAGCCAGGCCGAGCTTTTCAGTGGCCTTATCGCGCTGATCTTGGTAGGTGATGGCGTTGCCGCGGTAGTGGTTAATCGCCCAGGCCATGGAAACAAGCAGGCATATAACGACAGCGCAGATGATTGCTGTTAATCGACTCACTGTTCTATCCCCCAGCACGTCAGCGCGCTTTCCTGGTCGCGGCGCTCAACCTGACCATAACAGCCGTTCTTCTGGCCTTTAGTCAGACGGCAATCCCGGCCACCATCTTTAATCCACCAGCGGATAGCTTCGCAAGCCCCTTTTCGGTCACCGGCATTTATGCGCTGGTAGAACGTCGATGGATAGCATTTACCGGGCCCAATGTTATACGGGCAGAAGGATGCTATGCCCACCTTTTGAGGAGCTGTCAGCGGTAACTTGATGTTCTTGTCGACCCAGGCAAGTGCTTTATCACGCTCGATAGCGTTCACCTTCTTGCATTGCGCCTCGGTGGCGGTCATGCCTTTTACGACACGCTTGCCGTCGATAACTGTTACGCCATGACATAGTGACCAGACGCCACCGGGATCCATCACAGCAACAAGCGCATTGCCTTCTTTCTCACTGATGAACTGGTCAAAAAGCACTGGCGCTGATGCTCCAGCGACGATCAGGGATAGCATGGCTGCGCTGAGTTTTGCTCTTGTGGATGCCATGTTAATTATCCTGTGGTGGAGCGGTAATGTAGCCCTTCTTAAGGGCCTTCTCGTATGCCTTGGTCTGGCGTCTTTTGAAGTAAAGGTTGGTCAGGTAAGTGGCTATACCGATAAGAAAACCGCCTACCACTGCAACCTTGTTCCAGTCGAGGTCGTGCAACCATTGCAAAATGCCGCCTCCACAAATAAGACTGCCGGACACGCAATACGAGACTGCGGATGCAATTTTGTCAGGCATATATCGGATCATCTCTATCTCCTCGCGTAATGGCGGGAGCTGTGTGTAAGGGGTCAGGCTCTCGGGACGATTTAACAAGTAGGCGTGTCGATGATAGTTCCCGGAACCTGAAATAGAAAAAGGCCGCCAGAGCGACCTTAAGAAATTAATAATACTGGTTTCAGATGAAGGGCTTCAAAGGCGATTAAGCGAATCGATTCGTACAGTTAGAAATACTTCCTTTGAAGAGTTTGCCTCAATTATGCCTGAGAAAACACAATCTGGATCTTCAATAAGATGTTTCGATCTCGTTATTTTTGCCTTATCTCGACATAAAAATTCATCTGATACATTCAAATGCTTACCTGACGACATACCATTCGGCTTGTATTGGTACATATAGTAGAAGCCCATATCACCCCCTGTAATTTTGGCGCTCTACGAATAAACCATCAAAATGAAAAAGCCCCGAACGATGGCGAGGCTTTTTGAATTTGAGGCACCTCATCCAACAAACAACCCCGGTTAGTTGGATTTCGACGAGATGCTTTTGGATGAGCGCTGAACATAAAAGTCAGTATTTTCATACAGCAACTTTGCACAAAGCAGCGCGCATTCAAAACTGGGTCGCTTTTCAGTCAGTCCGGGTCTCCCTTCATCACAGACCGAAAAGCTTCATTTATTGCACTAAGTGTCTTTAGGCGGGTTAGTCAGCGAATGTTAAGACGAAGATGCCCTTGAGAATGTCTGCAAGCAAGCATGTTGCCATGGCCGCACCGAAGAAAATCCATGCTGTCGATATGTTTTCTTCTCCAGTGTATTCATACCCATAGGAACCAGTATATGGTTCAAATGTGGCTCCAAGGTAGAGAAGATACAAGCTGATGAGGTGCATTCCTAAACAAACTATTCCCTGGGCGGCGAAAATCAGGAGGATGATAAATCTTGCTGGTCTATGAGCCCAAGCTTGAGATATCTTCTGAGATAAAGCTTTGCCAATCCTTGAGTATATGAATGCATAGGCGGTTGAGATCATCATCATTCCGAAGAAGCTGCCAATCGCATATCCCATCATTTGGAAGTCCTTATCTATTTATGGTGCCGACTACCGGAATCGAACTGGTGACCTACTGATTACAAGTCAGTTGCTCTACCTACTGAGCTAAATCGGCATTGGTCCGCCACCGGGGCCTCGAGCCTCGTACTACAACATTTAGTTGCCGCTCTTCCCGATGAGCTAGTGGCGGTCTGGTGGCCCTTGCTGGACTTGAACCAGCGACCGGGCGATTATGAGTCGCACGCTCTAACCAACTGAGCTAAATGGCCGGGAGCGAGATGATACACAGGCCAAATTAACCACGCAAACTCAATGATAAAAATCAGACGTTTCTCCAAATATATACTCGTTGAAAATGATGCAGATCACATAATGCGTATGCACTATAAGTCATATTAAACAATGAATTAGAAATGGGAGGCATCTATGCAACTTTCAGGATTGAAAGAACTACACAAAGATATGAGACGAAATGGTATTACTCGGACTCAGTTTCAGTACAGGCATAATCAGGTAGCCTTCGATGTGCTGTTTTTCACAGATGGCTCCCCATACAAACTACTTTTCGGCGCTATAGGAGAAAAGTGTTGTTTCGTGGTAAACGTCAAACCGGGCTATTCAATCGATCCCTTCTTACAGCCCAAATCGGCATATAACGACTTATGTCGTGTCTTAGGTATCGAGTACGACCCTAAAAATCCTTTCAGTACTGCAAAATTCTTTCGACACTTTGCAGAAGCAGTTCCACATACAATAACAACGGCCAAAGAACCGAAGACGCCACTAAACATTCAAGCAAATCTTAACGATGAGGGAGATAAAATCTTCTTCAGCCATTGGCGAAACAACGGTGACAGCAGCCATGTAACTGGCGCGAACCTAGAAAAAACGCAGAAAGCATTTGGAATCGAGATTGCAAATTTCTGCCTGGAGCGGAATATCAGCAGCTGCTGGACCGTTACTGAGAAGAGAAAATCATCATAAAACGGAACAACATAAGCTGTGTGTCTAAGTGACCACTCTTAACAGATTACAACAGTTTTTGCGTAACGCACTAGCTTTTTTCGATACAAATTTCGCTGATTTTTTTTATGGGGTAAAGTTTGACTTGGACTACAGAACCATGAACAGGAAAAATAATGACCGTTAAAGCTGAGTATTTACGCGATACATGTCAATTGCTCGTTATTGAACTAGCCAGACTTCAGCAGTTGAACCACCCGCTAACGATTGAGGAATTTTTTAGGAACTGTGAGGACGGTAAGTTTGTTAGCTCTATAATAAAAAAATACGGTGAATATATGCGTACGATCAAAAATCTTTCACTCGAAGGGACTGTTTTCGAGAAAGATATGCTTTCTTATCTTGAGGATGCCTTTGCACGACATGCTAATGTTATAACCGAGGGAACATATGGAGTAGTGGATGATGCCTTCCTACTGGCTATTAATGTTACTGTTGCAATAATGCGTGAAGCCGATGGTATGAATTGATAAAGCAGCCCACATCAGTGGGCTTATTCTTACTTAAAGCAAATCATCCATTTCTAGTTTGATGTCTAACATTGATAAACACCCTTCAACAAACCCTTCAGCCATCAGGAATTTGATCCTAACCATCCCTTCAGATAACTTGAGTCTGCGACCGATTGCACGTTTTGATACATCCTTTACATAATGGTCAAAAATAAGATCATACTCATCCGGACGCTTCAATTTTAATTTAGCAAGACAACAATCAATGATTAGCGCATCATCCCTTGCAGCTGCAATGCCCTGATTCTGCATCTTGCCCTGAATCCTTTGTGCGGCGTTAAATAATTGTCTCTGGTCCTTACCGCCTAATCGGCTTCTCACATCCGCTGTCCAGGTAGGGCTAAGACTCCATCGGTGAGGAAGATGCGTGTTGATGACCAGAGCGCATGGAATGCAGCATGTCGTCGTACAGGCATTGAAGATTTCAGATTCCACGACCTGAGACATACATGGGCGAGCTGGTTAATTCAGTCCGGAGTTCCGTTATCTGTTCTGCAGGAAATGGGCGGCTGGGAAAGTATAGAAATGGTACGTCGATATGCGCATTTAGCACCTAACTATTTAACTGAGCATGCGAAGCAAATGACTCAATTTTTGGGGTTGATGTCCCAAATATGTCCCACACCCGAAATAAGGAGGAAGCGAAGGATGCGTAAGTGCCTGTTTCTAAATGGCACGCCCTGTAGGATTCGAACCTACGACCTACGGCTTAGAAGGCCGTTGCTCTATCCAACTGAGCTAAGGGCGCACTGAGAAGCGTGAACTTCGCGGCGGTGAAACGCGAAGAATTATACGGTCAATGGCAGGTGAGTCAATGCCTTTTCCGTTTTCCACGGCAATTACCCCTAGCCGATTGTAAATACGGCTATTTTCTCAACATTCTCCCCTGTTTCACCGTAAGATTTAGCGCTGCGAAAAGGCTTAGTTGCATTTAAGTAACGCCTGCTGTTTTCCTGAACGTCAGCTCGTCACACTAGAGCCAGGTATCCCGGCCGCCTGGAGGCTGACAGACAACAGGACAATGGAGTGACAGCGCAAAACCCGATCGATACGCCCCCCCGGTTACAGTACATTTCTCAGGACATCGTCGGCATTAAGCTTGAGCCCATCGTCGCCCTTTCCTCCT